TCACTGTATGCTAAAGGACTCTGTGCTTTTCCTTACCTGCCACGATATACTTAAAAAAGTATTCTAAACCTCGTTCCTAGTGTTTAGATGTTTATAGCCAGTGTGTTCGTATGCTAACATTCATACTATATCAATGCGTTGGTTATCTTTGTTTTCAACCTCAACCCACTTCCAATTTTTCAGGATAGTTGCCGTAGCAACGGGGGTGCATCAATATGTCGCGTGTCCAGTTATTCCCTGGTTTTTCCACAGCCCAATTATATCTGGCGGGCCAACCTTGTGTGTTAGATGATATGCCTAGAGTGTTTTTGAATTGCCAAGAATGCCTAAGTGTTTGCCTGTCGCAAGTATTTAGCTAGGTTAAAAATATCAGGATTAAAAGTGAATGCTAAAAGACGAAACCCAGTCATTGCAACTGGGTTTCTAACAGGGCTCGTTTCTAATGGCAATAAGAAACTACTTTTTGATTTAGTGACAGCCAAACCATCCCTTAGGATTAACGGATATTTGTCCCTGCTAATAATATTTATTCCGCCTGAGTATTTTCAGAGTGAATTGTGATTATTTCTTCATCACTTTCAAATGTAATTTGATGTCCAGGACTTAATTTGGTGTTGTAATGAGTTGAGGCATTGTTGTCTGGTACAGAGAATTTGCCAGTGTCTTTGTTGAGATATCGTTGACAGGTCACACATCGTTTACGCCAATGCTTGCCCAAAGTTCTTGATGGATATATTTTGGCAGTCACTTCACGGCCATTGGGGCAGTGTTTACCGCAGTCTTCGCAGTTTGTGGCACAGGGCAGTAGGCCTACCAATGTGAGTGCCATTGTGGGGTTTGCACCGTCAACTAATGTTACTGCCAATCCAGGTTCTGGATCATCTTCTACTACGGGTTTGAATTTGCCACGGGCTCGTCTAATGCCTTCTTTCACAGCGGTGTTGCTGACTTTTTCTATTCGCCAGACTGCTACTTCGCTGAGTTTTCGTTTAAATTCTTTGTCGTCCATCCCATACTTATCTGAGGCTGGATGCGAACTCCACTAAAATTGGAACAAAGGTAGCACCACAAAGAATAATTAAGATGGCCCAAATGCGATTGTCAATCTTGTCTACCTTGCTTTCTACACGATCAATGTCTTCTGCCATATGAGCAAGATGATTGTTCTTTATGATATCAATCTCTTTGGCAAGTTCTTTTAGTGTCATTATGCTGATCTCGCTAGGACTTTGACGCGGAAGTTTCTACGATCAATCAAACCATTGGTTGTGGTCACTTGGCAGGTCACAGTATAGGTCTTGCCTTCCTGTCCATTGCTTAGTTCCACAAATGTCTTGGTGCCAACGCGGTTTTGACTTACCTTGATTAGAGGATCTGGGTCATTGGCACGAGCTGTGATTGTGTATGAGACAGCACTTAGACTGTCTCCTGTGGGAAGCCACTCGCTCCACTCAAAGGTGTAGACCAATTGTGCTTCTGTGTCATTTTGGATGGTTAGTCCCTGTATTGTTTGGAAAAATCCTGTTGTAGCCATTGTTATGAGCTCCTTATATTATATATTCTTGTTTCTTCATCAACAGGGAATACTCGTGTTTCCGCTGTGATATTGTATGTCCAGTTTTCGTTGGGTATCACATAAAGAATCTCATTGTAAACTGGTACTTCGTCTGGTACAATATAAACATAATCTTCACGAGGTATTGTATAGACAAATTGGGTTAGACTGGCAGCATCAATTTCACGAATCTGTGCCACAAAGGTCAAGGCAGATGCGATTGTGGCTGTGAATTGTTTTATTCTGGTCGCATTTGCCACTATTGTGGCTTGAGCCTGTAGTGTGGCCTGCCCTAGTAGTGCTTTGACTGCATTTGCAACCACAGTCGTAGATACAACCAGATTAGCGTTGAATGCACGGAACTTGTCAGCACTTGCAGCCAAGTTAACGGCTGATGTTGCACTAACACTAATTCCAACAATTTTATCAACATCAGCGGCCAGCGAGGCAAAGCCATTGACAACTAAATCAGCACCTTCAATATGACTGATAATGCAATTTACAATGGCAACCGCAGTTTGACTACTTGATGCCCTGGCAGTTTTGTTTACATCAGCTGATACTGTGGCTTGGCTATTAATTGTAGAACTTAATTGAACAATTTCACCAACTGTGGCAGTCTGTGTGAAGTTTGAACTAATAGCACTAACAACATCTCTAAATCTCAATGCGGCGGCAGTCTGTGTGAACGCCGCACTTTGATTGCTTTCAGCAAACTTGCCAGCCAGCACATCAGCAGTCAATGTAGAATTGCTAAAAGCTACCAAATTAATCTGTTGAATCTCACCAACCTGTGCAATAAATGTAAATGCACTAGATAACTGAACAACAGGATTTACACTACGAACTGCCACAGCAGAAACTGTTGAGGCTGATTCTAAATTGGCCTGTGCCCTGCTGACTTTGACAGCATCAATGTTGATTGAGAACAATGAACTTATTGAAGATTCTAAAGTTTTTATTCTCAGTGCTTGTGCAGTTAAAGTTGTTTGACTGGATATGTTTATGACACTATTACCAGTTTTCAACGCTTCACAATCAACAACAGCCATAACATCTAGTGCGGCTGAATAAGTTCTTAGACCTGTAATATCACCTGTTAATGTAGCCGCTGATGTTATTGTAGAACTGATTCTGGCTGTTCTAGATAGATAGGTATAGGCCAATAATTCACTGACTAATGTCAATGCGGCATTGGCTTGACTTGTTACGCGAACATTGGCAGTTAGAGTTGAAACAACAGCACAATCTACCAAAACACGGGCTGTTTTAACACTGGCATTGAATTGACTGACAAATCCTTCTAACAAGGCCTGTACATCTGTTTTGACCTGGACAACAATACTGTCTTTGAAATAGCCTACCTCAATGTAATCTGGATCGTAATAGGCATTGGTGGTATTAAAATTACTGTTTAAGGCAGCACTGGCCAACTTGACTTTTATTACATCACTGGTCAATGTTGATTGACTGCTTAGACTGCTTGAACCGCTGCGATTTCTGATATAGTCAACAGCCTGTGTTGATTGACTGCTTACAGAACTAGACGCACTAGAATTAGCATTAGCAACAGCAGTCTGATTAAATTGACTTGTTTGTGTTGATTGAGGAAATCTAACTCTTAGAATATCAGCACTAGATGTAAATGCACTTGATTGCGTTGATACTGCATTTCTAGTAACAACTACATTGGCAGTTAGTGTAACATTGCTAAATGCCACAAGGTCAGCACCTTCTATGTGACTGATTGTGCCTGTAAATGTTGCCTGAGAGTCAAGACTACTAACTATGTTTGCTGTCTTAACAGCCTCTGCGGATTGTGTAAACACCGCGAGTTGATTGCTTGTAATGCCTCTTGTTCTTGCAACATCTGCAGATTGTGCAAACACACTGGCCACACTAACTGAACCAAATCTAACTCTTTGGCCTGTTGTGGCAGTAGATGCCTCACCAGATATAGCGGCAGCAAATTCAATAAATCTTACTCTATCAACTGCGGCTGTAACGGTAGCAGAACTTGATATGTCAGCAGAGGCAAATTGTTGAATGCCAATGTCATCACGGAAGTCTACATCATAATGGAATAGAGCATTAGTGGCTGCAATATCTGCATTCCAGAATCTCTGAGTTGGTACAGTAATAGTTGAGCTGTTAGGATCATAGACAGTATCCATAACAATTCTAAGTTCATCTAGAAAAAATACTCCAGTGCCCCCAGCAGCCCATTTACCAATTCTTAATATCTTTCCGCCGCCATTTGGTGAACCAATTGATGTTTGAGTGGCTGTTCTTGTACCATTGATCCAAATACTATTTCTACCATCGCTTTGTAGCACTACGGCAATATGATTGAATTGGCCTGGCGGAATATAAGGTTCACTAGAAAATATTCTATCAAAACCATTTGATTTATAAAGAACACCAAATGCGGTTCCTGCAAATTTTCTTATGCTCCAACTAACTGTACTGCCAGAATATAGACTTACATATTCAGTGTCTGGGTCTGTTAAACTACCAGCATTGTTTAGCCAAAACTCAATGGTAATTGATTCACTTGGCCCGTTAGAAATATAATTTAATGAACCGTCTGTGTAGTATTCAACAAATCCCCATTGGCTTGGATTGGTTGAAGTTGAACTTGATGAATATAAACTGTTTGCACCAAATTTTGGAACAGCTTGAAGTTGAGCACGATTTGTATCACTACTACGCTTTTTAAACTCCCAAGGTCTTGCACGATAGGTTAATGTTGCCACGCTGGTTAATGTGGCAGCAAATACACTTTGTTTTTTTGCTGTTGTAGTTTGAGTAAATGCTGTGGCTAAATTCCCAGTGATACCGCGTAGGCGTTTAGCATCTACAACCACTGCTGTGCTTGCAGATTGTGTTGATGCTATCTGTTTGATTCTTGTTGCTGTGGCAGTTAAGTCAGCATTGCTGAATGCTGTAAGGTCAGCACCTTCAATGTGACTGATAGTGGCTGTAAATGCAAACTGAGATGCTAAGGCACTTGATTGATCTCTTGTACGATCGTCTATAGTTCCAGCCAATGAAAAAGCCGCTGATTGACTTGATGCATAATCGCGGCTTCTAACTGTGTTAGCAGTGAAAGAGAATTGTGCAGAGTCATCACTAGAAGTATTTCTAGTTCTAGTGACATCCACTGCAACACTAAACACCGCACTGGCTGTTATATTATTATCACGGATTCTACGAACCGCTGCCTCTAACTGTGCGTTGCTAAATGCAAATAGATCAGCACCTTCTATGTGACTGATTGTGCTAGATTGTGTGAATGTGGCAGCAATGTTTGAAGCACCACTTGCTATAACATTTACGCTGGCTGTGGTTGTAGTAATTGAGGCAAAAGCACCTATGGCAAAAACAGGTTCGCCTACCTGCGTTAATAATGCTGATAGACTGTATTGACCATTGATGGCATTGCCTTCAAAAACAAAATAGTCAACAGGCAAATAGCCTTCAACAAAATAAGGTGTAAGACCCGCGGCTGCTTCCTTGACTACGGTTAGGTAGCCAGCTTCTAGATAGCCTGCTTCAAAGTAATACTGATCCACTTTAGATCCTTAAGTTGGTGTGTATGGTTTAACACCATTGTCATCAAAGAATATCGTGCTGTTATTTGCCCCATCACAATGCAACAACAATAAGGTATTGTCGTCATTCTGAAATTGTGCAGTAGGTGCAGTAAAATTTGCAGTATAACGAGCTATATTACTAACACGCATTTCATCTATATAACCAATAAAATCACCACCACCAGTTGCTCCTGCATAACTACCAAAAGTAATATCACATTCTGCAAAGTTGGTAGTCAATGCGTGACTATTACCAGATCCTACACCATTAAAATAAAATTGAGCAACTCCACTAGACCTAACCAAGGCAAAATGATGCCAGGTATCAGCAGTATATGATGTTGATCCTATAAGAACATTACCGCCTGTAAAAAATGATATATTACTTGTTCCACTATATATTACTGCCAAATTTGCACCTGGTGCTTGTGTACCATCAATGGTATTTCTACAATCAAATACATAATAATTTTCTGTAGCAAGACTGGCACTTCTTATCCAACCTTCTATGGTAAAATCACCTGTTCCAAATGTTGCAATTTTTCTAGATATAATTCCATTTGCACTACCGTTATAGATAGATGAACTACCACCAAACTTTGATTGTGCTGTAGATATCTTTGCAGTTCCAATAGCTAAAGCACTTTTTTGATTTCTAATACCATTGTCATCACGGAATACCGTTGAAGCATCTGTGCCATCTGCGTGTAGCAATAATAAAGTATTGGCATCATTAACAAATGGTGTGGTGCTTGGCGTAAATCCTGAAGTATAGCGAGCAGTATTTGAAATACGAACTTCATCCATCCAACCGTTGAGGCTGTATGCACCAGCACCTGCACCTATCCATAGATCTGTTGTTGATATACCAAATGATCCTGATAATGCTGTTGTAGCACCTGTGGCAGTTCCATTAACATACATCTGTGCGGTGCCTGCATTGTTAACCAAGGCAATATGATACCATTGACCTGTGGCAAAGGCTGTGCCTGCTAGGGCCAAATTTACATAATATTGTGTGCCAGCATAATTCTTAAATCCCCAATACATTTTCTTTTCAGCATTGGTTATTTCGCACCACCATTCACCATTGAATATTGATGATGATGATCTTAAAGCAATTGGCACATAAAGTGTTGGTGCTACATTGAAACGAATCCAGTATTCAATGGTGAATGAACTTGTGCCAAAGTCCCATTGTGAGCCTGCTGGTGACATAACATAATCACCAGTGCCGTCACATAACAATGCTGAACCACCAAACTTTGATTGTGCAGTATCTAGTTGTGCATTACCTTGAGCAATTAATGCTCTAGGACTGCGACCACTGTTATCATCTGTAATGGTAGTTGAAGCATTAGCACCTTCTGCGTGAATTAGCAAAAGTGTGTTGGCATCATTTTCAAATGTTGTGGTAGGTGCAGTAAAGTTGGCAGTATAACGAGCCACATTTGAAATACGGAATTCATCTATATAACCGTTCATATACTGACCTACAACAGCACCAATACTCAAAGAACCATCTCCAACTATGCCTGTATAACTTAGAGTGTTTCCTGTAGCAGTTCCATTTAGATATAAAGTTGTAGTTCCTAAATTACGCACTACGGCCAAATGATACCAGGTGTTAGCGGCTACAGAACTTGTGTTAATAATGTCACCATTGTCCTTATATCCAAAGAAAAATGTGTTTGATGAATTCTTTTCTAGGTAAAAGTTAGTAGCAACAAAATTTTCTGTGGTAGGAGGTCTGTCAGATGTTATTCCTTGCCCGCCCGTTAAACTATTCCAACGGATCCACATTTCAATTGTGAAATTTTGATTAGATCCTGCCACAGGTCCAAAGGTATCAAGTTGGAGATAATCGCCAGAACCGTCAAATAATATTGATGAACCACCAAATTTTTCTTGTGCAGTGCTTAATTGTGCATTACCATTAGCTACTATTGTCTTGGCAGTTCTTATAGTTGTGGCACCGTTGTCATCTTCAAAGTATGTTGTGCCGTCTGTGCTATTGGCGTGTATCAACAATACTGTATTGTCATCGTTGGAAAATGGCAGTGTAGGTGCCACAAAGGCTGCGGTATAACGGGCCACATTACTGATACGGAATTCATCCATATGTCCATTGATTGCAATGGCTCCGTCAAATTGTGCGCCAATAGTACAACTTCTATCAGTGCCCATATCCTGGGTGTAGCCAGTTGCTGTGTATTCAAGTGCGCCATTAACAAATATTCTTAAGGTAGTGCCACTTTTACTAAATGCAAGGTGACGCCAAGTACTATCTGCACAATTGGTAGTGCCTGAGATAGTGCCAGTGGTATTATCATAGTAACTGGCATAACCTGATGCACTTAGAAAAAATACACCTGCACTTGCTGTAGGAATTCTGTTGTCAAAGAAAACTCTGTTGGCAGTTCCTGTTCTAATCCAAGTTTCAACTGTCCAATCTTCTGTTCCTAATGAAATAGGGGTTGTTGATGACAAGTAATCTCCTGTGCCATCAAGCAATAGACTTGCACCGCCAAATTTACTTTGTGCAGTATCTACCTGTGCATTACCAATGGCAGTGATGCCTTTCTTTGAACGCAAGATTGTAACCACTGCCGCCACTGTGGCAAAATTGGCACCAACCATTGAACATAGGATACTCATTAGGTTATATTTCCTGTTAGAATTGCCACGGTTGAGCTTATGAACAGAATGTTACAAACTCCTCTAGTGGCCAAACTTACTGATGATTTGTTAGTGTTTGTGCCTGCAATATAGGCATTGGTTGTTGACAGTGTGATTGTGATTGCGGCTGAGTGATTGTTGTAGACTACCACAACATCGCCTGCGGCAAATGTTGAGTTAGGAACAGTCACTGAACCACCACTGCCTACTTGAATAAACTCTGCACGATCTGATGTCTGTAGTGTGTATGATGAAGTTTTTTCAGCACCTGCTGAAGGTATTGAACGGAAGCCTACACCATTGGTGCCATCTGCTGTGCAATTACTCAAGTTGCCTGAACTTGGTGTGCCTAAAGCACCACCGCTGGTTAATGGAGCAGTTCCACTTGATGCGGCTGTAATACGACCTTGTGCATCTACTGTAATAGAAGCATAGGTATAGGCAGCAGGTGTAACTGCTGTATCAGCAATGGCTATTGCACCAGTTGATGAATTATATGAAATACCTGTTGAACCACTTAGAGCACTTCTTGCTGAAGCGTCATTGTATTGTGTGATAGTTGAACTAATTGCACCTGTAGAACTATTGTATGAAATACCAGTTGATGCACTTAGGGCACTACGAGCTCTTGTGTCAGTGTAGTAAAGATTGGTTGAACCTTCTGTTACTGAATCTGTGCTACCTGGACTTGCTGATATTTCTACATAAACTGTGCCTGTCCAACGATATGTTTTATTAACACCTGTGGCCACATAGATTTTACCTGTTTCGCCTGTAGCAGGAAAATTTACTACTGCGGCATATTCTTCAACATCATCTACATAACTTGGTAGTTGAGCGGCAGCAACCTTGCCACCAGCATCTAGTCCTGCATATCCGTTGATCTGATTCTTTGCTGATGTAACTTCAAGTCCTGAAAAACTTGGTCCTGTATAGGTAAACACACCTGTTGATGAATTGTAGGCAAAGCTGCCTTCACCACCTGCATCTGTAGCACTAACAGCACCTCTTGCGGCTGCGTCAGTGTATTGTGTAATGGTTGTAGCAACTACACCACTGGTAATTGTGATGCCTGTGCCACCTGAAAAGTGTGCTCTTACATCAGTGGCACTTGGCCCTGTGTAAGTGATAACACCTGTGGTATTATTATAGGCTAAACTGCCATCGCCACCTGCGTCTGTGACTGATATTGCAGAACGAGCATCTGCTGTGGCAAAGTCTGCTGAACCGTTTGAAGCGGCAGTGATACGACCTTGTTGATCAACAGTAATTGATGCTTTGGTATATGAACCTGCTGTGACTGCGGTATTGTCTAGATTTAATGTCACAGTATCTGTTGCTGATGCCACAGATGTTAAACCAGTGCCGCCAGCAATAGTCAGCGTGTCATTGAGATCTAATACTTGACTGCTTCCGCTATCGCCAGCCACAGTGATTGTGGCATTTTGTAAGTTGGTAAAGTTTGCATCCCCTTCAACGAATGTGAGTGCGGAGCCTTTGCCTGCTCTGGTTACGATAACTGGTTTAGTCATTTCCTAGATCCTTAAAAGATTATTAAAAAGGGCACAAGAGCCATAGCCCAAGTGCCCATAGCATAGACCTATTAGGCTAGGGCTATTGTTAAATTGCCTTGACTTACCTGGAATGTGTCACCAGCATCAATGGTCTTAGATACTGTAACTGTGCCGTAGAATAACACATTACCTGAACCGCGTGTGGCTCCGTCCATTACAGCAATGTGAGTCACTGTGCCCCAACTTGCTGTTGCAGGATCAAATGTCACTGTTGCGGCTGTTGCTGAACTAGTAGGATTTGTGCCAGTTGCGGCATCAAATGTCACTGCTTTACGAGCGTAGGCTGTGCTTCCTGCTGTGGCTACTTCGTTGGTTGAAGTTGTGCCTGCTTCTAGGTTAGCAGAAGTTGTAGCTGAATCAACTGCACTGGTAAACAATGCTAGATACAGAGTAGTTGGGGCTACATAAGGTGATGTGCCATAACGCAATGTATGGTCTAATAGTTTTGTTTCTAAATAATTACTGGCTGCGGACATAATAGTCTCCTTGTTGATTATGTTGTCTGACTAGACAACATAGGGTTGTCTGTGGTCAAAATGTTTTTGACATTGTATTTACACAAAACCTCAAAAATCATTGAAAAAAGGTGAAAAAGATAACTTATCAATCGTAGCCATACAAGGTAATTGTGCTTCCTGTTATGATACCTCTTGCTGGCACAGAATCAAAACTTGTTATAATTCTAACTGCAAAGCCTCCTGCGGTTACAGAAGCTGCCGCTACTAACACTGTGGTATTAACCACAATAGCACCACCTGACACTGAACAAGTCATTGGTAATGAAACTGTGGCTTCTCCTGCTAGGGGAACTGGCAAATTAACAGATTTTCTTACAGTTATTCCTTTAAGAGCACCAGTAGTGCCGTCAAATTGACCACACCAAACTGCTGGCACAGATATATAGGAACAGGTTGTATCAGCTGGAGGTGTTGGTGGAGCAGTATCATTGTCTAATACTGAAATGCTGGTAGATGCAGAACCATTTGCACAAGGATTTGATCCAGCAGTGCCAAATGTCACTGTTAGACCCTGTGTGCCTTGATAAGTGCCATCGTCTGTGGTATTGATAGTTAAAGTAGCAGTTCCACCAGCCAATGTGACATTACCAGTCAATGCTGGGCTTGAAACTTTTCCTGTAGCAGTACCTGAAATAACATATGGAAATGTTCCAGTGGCCTTGGATCCTGTGCCTGTTAGGGTTACAATTACTGAATCGCCTTCTGTGATGCTGGCATTATTTCTAGTGGCAACTAGAGTAAAATCAGCAGCATCATAGATAGTTACAGTGGTACTTAAATTACCAATAGTAATAGTGGCAGTTTCTCCGCTTTCAACTGAACCATCAGAGACTGCTGTAAATGTTAATGCACCTGTTCCGTTAGTGACTAAAACATTGCCCGTTAAAGGTATGCTAATGTCACCTGCAGAAATACCTGTGATAGTATAAGGATAGTTTAATGGGGGGATGTCAAATAGGCAAACTGAGCAGGTATGTCCCACAGTAATGGTTTTTGATGCACCTTCGCATAATGTGCCGCCTGCTGTAATAGAACTTAGGGCTGGTTTCTTTGCACCACCAAGTACCTTATCCAGTTCTTCTGCGGCGGTATCTGCGGGTTTGCTTTTATTACTGTAGATTGGATTGCCGTTGGCATCTGTGCCAATCTGTTGACGCCCAAATAGTTTATTCAATAGACTATTCACAATGCCCAGCCCCACATTGGCAGCAATCATACGACCAATTGATCCTGCTATATTGGCATCTTCTAGTTCTTTAATCTTTTCGTTTTGTTGCTTTAATAGAATACCAGTCTTTTTGGTTTTTTCTTTGTAGATTAAATTAGAAATATTATAGACACTGGCACTGTATTCTATGGCTGTAATGTTGATACCAATAACATCTTCGTCAACTTCTTCTAATTTGATGACTCTAAATAATTTACTGCTATAACCATACATTGTGTTGGTAACATCAATTAAGTCACCAGCTTTTAGACCTAAACTGGTATAATCAGTGGTAAATGTCACAATCTTGTTTAAGCGACTTTGATTAAGTTCAACTCCAGCAATGTATTGTGCCTGAACAGGATCATTAATTAGTGTGGTCTGTATTTGTAAAGGGTTATCAATTTCATTAGGAAATCTATCTTGTACAGGGGTAACTAATTCAATAAAATCAGTTGTGTCTTTGAGATTCTTGTGAGGGAACTCCATACTTACAGAATTGTATAATTCTGAGACTCCTGATTCTGTTACAGACAAACTTCCTATAATGTTGCTGTTATTGTAACTCTTAACACTGGTATCAGTTTTGTTGATGACTACTGCCCACTTGCCTTGACTGATGTCAAAGGTAAGAAATGCTCCACAGGCTGTGCAGATGTCGTTGAGATTTTGTAATACGGTTTTATTGTTTGACAATACACCGTTTATTTTAAGTGGTGCGTAAGTTGTAGCCATTAATATGCTCCATAAATTCTAATTATAATAATGCCTGCAAAGCCGCTGGCTCCATTTGCAAGCCCACTAAATCCACTTGCACCGCCGCCTCCTCCGCCACCATAGAAAAAGGCAGGTGTTGCCGCTGTATTGTCGCCCTGCTCCCCACCACTGCCGCCGCCATTACTTGTGGCTCGTATTCCGTTTGTAATACCACCGCCACCACCTGCGGCAAAAAGAATCGTTCCATTAGCTGAAGCAAATGTATAACTTGAGCCGTTAAGAGTAACTGTCTTAGAAACTGGAGCTCCGCCATTTGGAGCAGTAGTTACAAAGAAAGATGAATTGAATACTGGAGTCACACCATTTCCACCTGCACCTGCACCTCCGCCACCTGCAACATCACTATAACTATTTGGATTATTAGGAACAAGCACTGCTAACCCACCAAAATAAGGTCCTGAATTGGCACCGTTGCCATAGCTGGTTGGAGGTAGTCCTCCACTAAATCCTCCTCCTCCGCCACCACCTGTGACTGAGAAAGTTTGTCCAGAAGTGCTAAATGTTGTGTTGGTGCCAGCATTACCAGAATTACCAAGAGTAGTAGCACCAGAGCCACCAGCACCAATCACAGCAGTATAAGTTTGATTAAGAATAGTCTGATTGATCCAAGTGTTGACCTCGCCACCTCCGCCGCCTCCGCCGCTTCTAGCACCGCCACCACCTCCACCTCCAACAAGCATTAACGCCATTTTTCCGTATCTCACATCCATTACAGTAGGGGTAAAAGTTTGGCTATTAATTATTTCAATGGTTCGTGTGCCACTATAGGCACCATAAGTTCCTGTTAATCCCACAGTCTGAGTTAGTTGAGTCACACTATTTTTAACTTGAGTATAGGTGAAGGTAGTGTTAGAACTAAAACCAGCATTGGGATAAAATCGTATACCAACGAAGGCATTATTAATTTCAGTTTTTGTTCCAGTGATTGTTAATGGATTTTGTATTTCAGTTTCTACTAATGGAGAAAAATTCAAGGCTCTGGTCCAGCCACCATCAGAACAATTAAAAACAATAGAATATGTTGGATTGTTGGGATCTGTATCAGTAATGACAGGAGTATTACTGCTAAAAATTAAATTGGCTGTGTTAGAAACATAACTTCTGCCTATGTTCATATTTGTTATTTCATTGTCAGTGCTTGAAATAGCCACAATTTGAATTTTGTTGGCAGTGGCTGCTCTGGGAGTTGATACTGAATAATTTAAATTGAAATTGACATCATAGTCTGGAGCAGGAGTTACAGTTATCTGAGTTAATCTACCATTAACTTCTGATCGTGTGCCTTGTATGGTCAATACTTTGGTAGAATTATTAAAACTTGTGGTGCCACCTGAACCTGCTATTGCCATTGTTGAAATTGCGGCAGTGGTGCTAGGTGTTACTAGATATGTATAGGTTCCAGTGCCATCATAAGGTATGTCTGTGATCTGCGGAGCACCTGAAATTGTAAAAGGAAAATCTTCAGTGTAATTGATGGTAGCTGATGTAACTAGACCAAGAACGCTTAACCCTTGACTGATTAATACTTGCGATTTTGTATCAGTTACACCATTTTGATTGTTGCTGGCCGCATAACTTAAAACAAAATCAACTGCTGTAGAATTGGCATCAATTCTCAATCCTGATAGTCTACTGTTTACCTGTGTTCTTGTTCCTGATATAGTAACTACCTTGGTAGATGCATTGACTGAAAAGGATCCACCTGATCCTGTAGTTGTAAAAGTGTTAATTGATGATATAGAACTAGGTGTTATTACAACGGTAAAAGTGGCAGAAGGATATGAAGCATCTAAATTTCCCAATAAAGGAACGCCAGTTATGGTGCTGACTGCAGATAGTGTGTAAACAAACTGACTTGGTGTTGTTAGCAATACAACATTATTAACTGTGACTCCTGTTGACCAAGTTTTGGTTTGTGCACCATCAACCTCACTGTAATATGAAATAGAACTAGAGTATGTCCAAGTACCAGCGTAATCATCAGAAAAATCAATTGTTGGACTTTTAATTAAATCCCATTGTGTTTTATCAGAAAAGCCTGATACTACATAAATCCCAGAGGCTGTGTTAGTCACAGTTACTCCTGCAGGCAAATTGGCCCAAGATACTGTGGCACTGGCCAAGCCGCTGACATTTATGTTATATGTAGGAGTGCTTACTGCGGCATTTACAATTTCTACAATATCATATCCAATGCTGGCAGATATTGTAAATCCTCTATCCACTGTTTGATTTTGATTTACTGGTACAGGACGATCAAAAACCACATTAGCTGACCTAACATCTGTGTAGGTTAGATTAAAACTATTAACATAGCCATTTAATTCTGTTAAACTATTCATACTGAGTAAATCTCCGCGTCTGTTAATCCTGCACCGTATCTGGTGTTCTTCATATAATCATTTAACACATCACCTGGCAATGTCATTGAATTTGTAATTTTAAATTCTAATTCGCCAAGACTGGTTACATTTCTTTCTTTGTTGTATTCAACACTGACAATGGCAAATACCAAACCATCCATTGTATGCTGTGCAGTCCAATTTGGAAACACACCGTAGGCAAAGGATAAAGAACCATTAGTATAACCCACAGGTGACACAGGACTGCTACCGCCATTGTTAAAGCAATATACCTTGATAAAACCGTTCATTTGATTGTCTACATTTCCGTCAGCGTCCACTGTAGATTGCACCGTGATGCCATCTGCTTGAAAAACAATCTCATTGGAATTCAAATAGACCTTTTCAAAAGAAATAACTGACTGCTGGCTATCGCTAAGTTTAACCCCAGTCCTTTCACAGATAGTTACACAATAGTGCATTGTCTTTTGATCGTCACTTAACCTAGCATCAGTAATCTTACCTTTGACAAAACCTGAACCATAGACCACAGGAATACTGTTATTGGTGTCAGGCGACATTTGTTCACGAACAAATCTATCTGGCTGTGGACCAGCCGCAGCCTGTGGCAATGAACTTTGTTTGTTCATTGACTTAGAAACTTGACTTACAATCAATCCCAAAGTTGCTGTCTTTGCTATATTAGAAGCAATTTCACTTCCGCTGATTGTTCCAAACAAAGAACTGGCTGTTGAGCCTAAATCATCTAACCAACTCATTTATTTGCTCCAAAATCAAAATATGTGCTTTCAATAGCAGAGACTCTATCCATAGATACATCGTTGGGGAAGAATTTCTTTTGGCTTTCACTGTTTGTTCGTCTTCCTGCAATCTTATTGTTTAGCACATCAACATTACTGGCACAAGATAAAATAATTGTGTTTGAACTGTTTTTTGACTCTACATCGTATTCTTCATCTAAGGCTATATTATTAACATAACCGCTAAATCTTGTAATAGGATTGCCTGTTATTGCACTTAGGAATGATCCGTTTGTTGCGTTGAATAATCCTCTGATTATCTTGACACTGCTGCCTTTGATACTACTGGTAGTTATATCTGAAATAGCACTGTCAGGAATTCCTGAAATGCCAATGGTTAGTTCTTGTCCACTTGATCTTAATTCACTATTTGAACCACTGACACTTAATAGTTTGCCTAGGCCCACATAGGTATCACCACCAATGGCAGTTGATATCAATCTATCACTGAATAGCAAGGTTGAACTTGGCAGAGTAATCTTAATGAATAAATTGCTTTCAATACTGCCATAACTTGTTAGACTCAATACGGCCATTATAGCACCTCTTGAAATACAAAAGGACCATTCCACGAAACTTGATTGCGACTAAAAATAGTCCATTCAGGAAATTGAATACAGCGGACAGTATAACTTTCATCACTGCCTGGTGCTGTGTTGCCATAATACCAAGGAAACTTGGCGTAAGGTATTGAAATAGTAGCGGTGGTAATCCTATCAAGAACTTCAGCGGCTGCAATATCTGTCCTTAACACAGTCCAAGGAATACCATCTGGTAATTTGACTTCAAAGCGTTTGGGTTGTGTGCCGCGACTTACTGCACGAACTGTGCCATCGCGAGCAGTGGTTGACGCAACCATCTTTTTTCTGTTAATGCTGATGGTCTCAGCTTGATTTACTATCCATTGAAATGTCATTGTTATCTCCTAGAGGGCATTGACTTGCCGCCTTGCATTGCTATTGCGTGAATAAAACTTGGATCTCTGGCAATCATCTGCTTGAAGCTCATTGCGTCAACTGCTGATATGTTATAAGTCACATTGCCTCCACCTGATATACCACTGTTTGGTATCATTGATCCTGCTGAGTTAGGAACAAACAATTCAGGACCACGCTCACCTACCAAGTAAGGGCGACGATCACTAACAGGACCGCCTGCTGCCAATATACCTGGAATGATGCTGCCTCCAAATAATCCACCGCCACCACCTTTGGTTTGATTGCCACCCATTGAAAAAATACTGCCCATAGTCTGGCGTAGTTGACTGCGTAGTAGATCTTCAAGCATTGAATTAACAAATTCTTTGAATTCAAATTTGCCTGTCTTGGCAAACTTCACAATCATATCTTCCATACCTTGTGTGGCTTTCTTGAATACATTTTCTACATTCTTGGCAGCGTTGGTAGCATCATCAACATATTCATTGAGTGCTTTCTTTAGACCTGTTAGGCCATCACGACTGCTGTTCCACGCATCTGTTTCAGCATCTTTAAGACTTTCAATGCCTTTGCGAGCTTCCTCATAATAGGCTTTGCGTTGACCTTCATCAAGCTGGCGTCCTGTTCGTAGTTCTTCTGCTTGTATCTGTGCTTCTGCTGAATCTCTTGCGGCCTTTTCAATGTCAGCATACTTCTTGGCAATGCCGCTCATTGTTGCTGTAGACATTTCGTGTTGAACATCACGGATCTTCTTTTGTAGATCGTATTGTGTTCTTAGGCCATATTGAATTAGATTGTACTGTTCAGTGGCAATATTCAGTTGATCCTGTGCGGCCTTTACTGA